CAAATTTCGGCAGCTAATTTTTCGTCTATTTCTATACCTACTTCCAGCTCGCTGCATTCTCGCTTTTTGGCCTGCATTTCTTTACGTTCAGCATACCAACGCTCTAGTAAACCAGGAATAACACCTTTGCGCTCGTTACTAAAAATAGTACCATTGGCACTAAGTATCCACGGTTTATTACTGTCGAATATCAGTCTCCAGCAGTCAGCAGCACTGACAACATCACTATCCCCTGACACCCAATCAATAGTAAGTTCAACTCCTGCTTTATTTTCCATAACTGCGGTATACTCTAAACTACCAAACATGTTTTCCCAAGCATCTGCAAAACTGCTGCCTGCATCCAGCTTTTCTTTGATGTAATGATCAGTCATGATAGGGCGCAATTGTCCTACAATAGTTTCTGGCCCCATGTTTAGCGCACGAATAGCACTAGGATATAGTGAGTTAATATCAATAGCACCAATATAGTCATGCATGCCTGCTTTTGGAGTTGCTACATAAGCCCCTGCGGCTTGTGTGTCTACCCGTTCGTCTCGATTGCGATTTGGAACTACCATGCCCAACTGATGTGCTTCATTGATTATGGCTTGTTCGGTAACAGCGACGGCGCCCATTGTGGTTTGTAGCAATACCGTATTGTCATGTGCCAATTCATTGGCTAGGTCTAAGAGGCGTAGTTTCTTATCTAGCTTACCCAACAAGATAGTATCCTGTCTGTTGTACTCAATAAACTTTTCAAAGTCTTTGTTATACAATTGATCCAGCGTGCCTTCATATTGTGTCTTGCGCTCATCTAATTCATATTCAGCAATAGCATCTAAGCTGTAGCTATGACGCTCTTCGTAGGTGTATTTGCGATACAATTGCATATAGTCTAGATGCACTCGCCCAATAAGGTCAAATGTTAGATTGGTAGCACCAAACCGTTCAAAGTCACGTTGCTTAGGGAATTGACCCCATAAACAAAAACGACGAGTGTCGTCTTTACTTAGTACACGTGTAGTACGCATAACCATATATGGAATATCAAATCCTTCTGAGTTCCAACCGCTTAATATATCAGCATCGTCGATTAGATCTAAGAATGTGTTGAGCAGGTCTTCTTCGCGTTCCATTAAGAAACAGTTATCAAATTTACTTGCTATTTCTTCGGCAGTAGCCCAAGTCATGCCTTTAGGTGGGACTACCATAGTAACCATTTTATCTAGCCAATCCAAATACACGCTCACTGCGGTGATCGGATTAAACGGGTCTGCTGGTTTACTAAATCCACGTGCAGGGTCAAAGTCAACTTCAATATCAAAAAACGCAGTTTGTAACTTGGGTGCATTTTTTCCTAAGTAGTTGTCGGCAAAACACCGGAAAACAGGGTTAATATCACTTTCCCATATCTTCTTGTTGCCTTGCATACGAACTTCTTTTTGAAACTCTTTGCCTACTCGGGTGCTGAATCGACTTACGGGTGTGTCGTATATAGTGCGGAATTTACCTTTGGAGTCGTCATAGTAGAATACATAATTTGCTGGGTATTCCTTATATTCTCTATTACCATTAACACGTTCAACAACGTGGATACGATCTTTAGCGCGATCGAATAGTGCGTCTACATAACTCATATTTTCCTTTTGGCCAATTATAGCTGGCTGACTTTTCTACATGCACCTTGGGGGTGCGACTCCTCAAACTATTTATAGGATTAAAGCGTGCGTCCAACAGTTTCCAGAATATCAGTAAGTTCTTCGTGGTCAGCGTTGGTATCGGTAAATTTGCTTTTTTGTGCAATTTTAATGGCTTTTTTTAGAATAGCTGGTTTGATTTCTAGTTCTTCTGCTACTGCTTTGATAGTGTCGCTAAGTCCTGCGTTTAAGTCTTCAACTTCCTGCATTACTTGGATCCCTTCGTTGACTAACTGTGTTAATTTAGCTTTTTGTTCGCTTGAAAACATACGTGATGACATGGTTATTCCTTGTTATAAAACTAATGGTATATTAATTATATAGCCTAAATTAGGCTAAGGTCAACTAATTATACAATTTCTGAGCATATTAGTTGCAGTTTCAACCCCACAGTCGAATTACAATTAAGTCAACTACATAATATACAAATAAATAAATATAAGCATGAAACATTTAGCATACAAGTCAAACAGTAATCAACGAACAAAATTGTCTCGATGTAACACTTTGCAAGTAACTAATAGAACATTAATTGTTGAAATTGTAAAAAACTTCATTGACGATTGTCCAGAATTTAGTTGGACCACTGATCAGTTATGTATTCAAGACGAAGCAGAAATCGAAAAATATTTACGTAAGAAAGGACATCGACTACACATACCTGATAAATTTCCAACAAGCATTGCAGAATTACAAAATAGTATATACTCTATTTCTAAAAACTTTGGGATCATCGAAACATTATTTACTGTTCTTTCTGTTGCGGGTTTATTTTACTTTTGGAATCAATTATTTTGGATTTCGTTAGCAGTTGCATGGGTAATCTGCAATCTTGTATTAATTGTATGCCACGAGGGGTGGGGACATAATTATATTTCTCCAAAAAATAAATGCATTGGTGTCATTGTTGACGTGTTTACTTATATTTTTCTATTGCTATACTCATGTAACAAGTCGATAGCACATCAAAAAATGTTATGGAAAAGTCACTACATACATCATACCACTTGGTTAGATACTACAGATCAAATATTAAGTAGCATTAATAATAATTGGATAACACATGTGTTTTTTAAACCAATAGGACAGTCTCCAGGCGAAGATTTTGATACCCAAGTCGTTGAATATCTAAATACTCTATCACCAATTGTTCGGATAATAGAAAAATTTTCTAGGTATATTGCAACAACAATCCATATATTATTTTTGGTATATTTCGGTGTCGAACATTATTTTTATTTTTTATTCTTACCAATTTGGTATTTTAGGATATATATAACAGTGTTTAGTGAAGTAATCCCTCACAGTGTATTAGGAAATAAAAAAAACTCGCCGTGGACGTTTCCGTTAGCACTCAACAATGCCTTTCATGTAACTCACCATCGAATTGGATTTTATCTTGGTCCGAAATGGACAACGTGGATTAACATTCAATATCTCTTTATCAAGTTGTTTTATAATATTAAAGTTAAGATCAAATACGACAATTTTTAAGTATTTTAGTTGCTATTTCAAACTTAACAGCAAGATCATCAAATAGATCTTCTGGCGGACGTTCAGCATAAGCCCGACTCATATATGCGGCTGAACCAATCTCTGCATAGTAAGTATCACTGGGCCAACGGCGCTTGTTCCAACCCATGGCGTTGATTAGCAAGCATTCATCGCCTACAGATTTTAATATAGCTTTGCGTTGTGGCATGGGCAACATTGAACAGGACATATATTTAACGCCCAATGGTTCGGTATTAACAGCGGGCTTGTCTAGGAAATGTGCAAACAAATGAACTATATAGGCTTCCACATTGTGTTCTAATGTGATAGTAAGACTTTGTTCAGCTTCTTTGATCAGCTGATAGGATTCTTTAACGTAGACTTCCCAGTTAGTCATAGCCTCTGATTAACAACGTCCCAATTAATAATCTTCCAGATATTAGTAAGATACTTGACCTTGTCTGCTTGATAATCCAATGCCCAGGCGTGCTCCCACCAGTCGATTAATAGCGCAATATCTTTGCGCACTTGGTGATTTTTAATAATCTTTATATCGCCCGAACGGCTCATATAAACCCACCCGCTGCCTTGAATTGACATTGCGGCTGTTTTAATTTCTTCTTGAAATTGTTTATAACCGCCATACTTTTTTTCTATTAGAGCTTTAGCACTACCTGTTGGATTATTAGCACCTTTTGGCGGCAATTCTTCTGTGTCGTCTGAATTAATAATTCGTTTGATAATAGGCAATAGTTTACTTTGATTTGGGTGCCCCTGGATAGTACGTAGTATGTTCATTAGTTCTTGATTAGCTTCGCCTTCTAGGGCTGCACTGTTGTAGTCTTTGTATCTATCTATTGTTCTATATATACCCAAGGCTTTTGCAGCATCACTGGGTTCTGCGTGTGACGGCGCCGATACCATGCTTAATGCAGCAGCCAGCACACCCACAAGTGCCGACTTACCTAGGCCTTCTTTGATACTTTCGCCACCGCCACCGCCTCCAGTATCACTACCACTAACGCCACCGCCGTAGAAATAGCCATAGTAGCCACCATATTTATGTTTAGATTTCTTTTTTGATTTGCGCCTTTCTTCAAGTTGGTTGGGCACGGTTACTGCTGGTAGCCTCAAATAGTCAGGGTATTCTTTAGC